TCATATAGTGCATACGGTCAAACTAGAAAGACAGATGAGTTTGATGAAAGAGGAAAGCACAAAACAAAATCTTTTATAATAAAACAAAAACCAACTAAACAAATGTTCTTTGATCATTTGAAAGGTAAAGATCCTGCTCTTGGTATTATTCCCATAAATGAAGAAAATAAATGTAAATGGTCGTGTATAGATATTGATGTATACAATGGCTTTGATCACAAAGAATTAATTAAAAAAATAAGACAATATAAATTTCCATTACTAGTATGTAGATCTAAATCAGGTGGTGCACACGTCTTTTTATTTACAGATAAGTTTGTGCCTGCAGCATTATTCAGAAGTAAGTTAAAAGATATGGCTGCTAAATTAGGTTATGCAAACGCAGAGATATTTCCTAAACAAAATAAAGTAGATATGAATAAGGGTGGCACAGGTAGTTTTTTAAATTTACCTTATCACAATGCCTTATTGTCTGTGAGATATGGAATTAAAGATGATGGTTCAGCGATGGATATATATCAATTTTTTGAAGCGCATAATAAAGTAAAACTAACAGAAGATCAATTGTCTAAATTATCTTTTCAAGAAGAAAAAGTAGTTGACAATCTACTCAAAGGTGCGCCACCATGTTTGGTTACAATTGCAAAACAAGGAATACCAAACGGTCAAAGAAATAATGCACTTTATAATTTTGGTGTGTATTGTAAAAAAAGATTTCCTGATACATGGGATCGAGAGCTTTTCAAATATAATGATGCATATTGTGAACCACCATTAGATAAAAAAGAAGTAGATACATTAATTAAATCTATTGATGGCAAAGAGTACAATTATAAATGTAAAGATGAACCCATTGCATCTTATTGTAATTCTAAAAAATGTGTCATGCAAGAATATGGTGTAGGTGATGGCGTTCCTGAAACAGAGATAAAAGAAATACAAAAGTATGACTCAGACCCACCTTTGTATTATGTAACGATAGGTGATGAACAAGTGGAAGTAGAATCACAAGATTTACACGAGCCGGATAGATTTTCTCTTAAATGTTTAGAACAAATTAATCAAGCTATGCCACCAGTCGGTAAATTAATTTGGAGAAAGGCAATCAACAAATTATTAAAAGATACAATACCAATAGAAGCCCCAGAATCCACAAAAGTAGATGTGCAGCTAAAAGAATTACTGGTTGATTATACAACAAAGATACCTGGAAAAGACTGGGGAGATATACTACGTGGACTATCTTTTACAGAAGATGAAGTAAGTTATTTTAAATACAAAGATTTTTGGAAATATATATTAAGAACAAAACTTTGGGACACAAAAAAATATACAAAAGCTAAAACTGCTAGAATGTTAGAAACTTTGTTTGGAGCAGAAGAGATACCAGGTAAAATAAACAACAAGAGTGTGAGATATATTGCTATAAAACAACAAGAAGTTAATAAACCAATTGTGAGAAAGACAAAAATGAAGGAGCCACCTTTTGCTTAGAATAATTATCCCTGGTCCACCAGGCACGGGTAAGACACATACATTAATGAATTACCTTGATAAAGAATTACAAACAACAGAGCCAGATAAGATAGCTTATCTTGCATTTAGTAATGCTGCAGTTAAAGAAGCTAGAAAAAGAATTACTAATGATAAAGTTCGTGTAAGCACAATGCATGCTCTTGGTAGTAGAGAATTGCAATTAAATACTTCTTCTTACTTATTAAAAGGAGAAAAATGGAAAGGTTTTAAAAATTTTTCTAACATATGTAGCGATCTATCTTTTGAAAGTTATATTAACGAATCAGGTTACCCACAGTATAAAAACTCTCACATGAAAATTATAGAATACGCCAGAAATAAAAAGCTGTCTTTAGCTGACGCTGCTGTAGAACTTAATTTACACTACAGCACAGATATCTGGCTAACCGAACAAATCTACTCGGACTTACAATCATACAAAGATTCTACAGGTATGTTTGAATATTCTGATATGATTTCCAAGTTTGTCGAGGAGGACAAGTGTCCACCACTACACGCCGTCTTCCTCGATGAAGCCCAAGATCTGAGTCCTCTACAGTGGGACATGTTCTTTTACATAGAAAGTAAGTGTACTCGTTCATACATTGCAGGGGACGATGATCAAACCATTTATACTTTTCAAGGCGCAGATCCAAAGATATTTATAGATTTAGTAGGTAGTTTGGATCCACAGATACAGTCTAAAAGAGTTCCTCGTAAAATACATAAGTTAGCAGAATCTATTTTTCCTCACATGTCCACTCGACTTAAAAAGAGATGGGAACCAAGAGATGCTGAGGGCAAAGTTATATATAACATAGATTTCTTTTCGCTAGATTTATCAAAAGAAAATTGGATGATATTAACTAGAACAAATAAAATGATGGAAAGATTAAGAGAACATTTGTACGATTTAAATTTAAGATTTGATTCTAAAGCTCAAGAACTATTACCCAATAAATTATTAACCGCATATAGAACTTGGATAAGATTAAACCAAGGTGCATTTGTTAGTAAAGACGAGGTAAAAGATTTATGGGATTACTTAACGGTTAAACAAGGACATTTGATAAGAGGATACGCAGGCGGCAAGACGCTAGAAACTATTGACTCAATTAATATTGAAGGACTAAGAGAACACCACGGGCTTCGAGCAGCGGGGAGCTGGGAAACATTAAATATTCCAGAGGCAAGTAAAGACTATATTAGAATGCTTCTAAAGAACGGTGATGATTTAATGAAGCCAGCTAGGATAAAATTATCTACAATACATGGTGTAAAAGGTGAGGAGTGTGATAACGTTGTTTTGTTTACAGATTTAGAAAGAATCATTTACGAATCAGCGCAAAATGATCCAGACCCAGAACACAGAACTTTCTTTGTAGGTGTAACAAGAGCGAAAGAAAAATTATTCATAACCAATCAAGATTATGAATATCAATATAACATAGGAGGACCATTAATATGACAAATAAAGACGATCTAGAAAGGGCATTTCCACAATCAAGGCAGGTAGGTGGGAGTCACTATAAAAATTTTCACATACAGCCGTATGAGTTTATTTCAAAAAATAATCTCTCATTCTTTCAAGGATGTGTTGTGAAATATGTTTGTAGATACTTATCAAAAAATAAGATAGAAGATTTAGAAAAGATAATTCACTATTGTGAATTAGAGATACTTAAGTTAAAAGATACTAAAAAGAAATAATGCCATCTGATATACAGACATATGACGAAATAAATAAATTTTTTAATACGTATAATAAAATTGAGTTTATGAATCATGGGTTTTTCCCTAGTGACAAAACACTCAAACAAAAAGATTTGTTGTTTAAATATGAAGCGACGTTGTATTTAAAGTTGTTAGAGAACATAAAAACAAAAGGTTTAATTTTACTAGACATAGGTTGCGGAAGAGGAGGAGGATTAAACATATTAAAAGAATATTTAAAATTAAAAAAAGTTTATGGGTGTGATATTAATAGCACGGCAATAAAATATTGTAGAGAAAATTATAAAGATACTAGTTTTGAAATTTGTAGTTCTGAAAAATTAAAATATAAGAATAAATCTTTTGACTTAATTACAAACGTAGAGTCATTTCATTGTTATGAAAACAAAAGAAATTTTTTTAAAGAGGCTGCAAGAGTTTTAAAAAATAATGGATATTTATTAATGGCTGACATAAATTTAGATGATATTTTATTAGATAATAGTTTTAAAAAATTTTTTAAAGTTGTTAATGTTTTTGATATTACACCTAACGTTGCTTTTGCATGTAAACATAACATAGAAAATTTTAGTAAAAATATTAACAATGAAGAAATTAGAAATTGGTTAGTAAGTTTATGTCACAAAAAATTTGATGCATACACGCGGTATGACTCATTTTTTATAATACATTTAAAAAAAATATAATGGAGAAAAAATAATGTTTACAGCTCAAACAGAATGGGATTGCCCAGAGGATTTTCCAAATCTATCTGACGCAAAATATATTGCAATTGACTTAGAAACAAAAGATCCTGATCTTAAATCAAAAGGATCTGGAGCCATACAAGGCCATGGAGAAATTGTAGGTATCGCTGTGGCAGTTGATGGATGGTCAGGTTATTATCCTATCGCACATGAAGGTGGTGGTAATATGGATAGAAGAATTGTTTTAGAATGGTTTAAAAAAGTTTGTGCAACAGATGCTGTAAAAATATTTCACAATGCCATGTATGATGTGTGTTGGATAAAAGCATATGGCATACCTATCAATGGGCACATTATGGATACCATGGTTATGGCATCATTGATTGATGAAAACAGATTATGGTACACACTTAATAGTATTTCATTTGATTATCTTGGTGAAGTAAAAGATGAAAAAGCTTTAAAAGAAGCTGCAGAGTCATGGGGCATAGATCCTAAAAAAGAATTATATAAACTACCTGCAATGTATGTTGGAAATTATGCAGAGCAAGATGCAAGACTTACATTAGAATTATTTAAAGTATTATCTAGAGAAATATCAAAACAAAATCTTACAAACATATTTGATTTAGAAACACAATTGTTTCCTTGTTTAATTGAAATGAAGTTTAGAGGGGTGTCCGTCGATGTCGAACATGCTCATAGATTGAAGAAAGAGTTATCACAAAAGGAAGAAGAACTCCTATTGTCAGTAAAAAAAGAAACAGGAATAGATGTTCAAATATGGGCAGCACGATCGATCGCCAAAGTATTTGATAAACTTTCCTTATCCTACGCCAGAACCGAGAAAACAAACTCACCTTCATTTACAAAAAATTTCCTTTCAACTCATCAACATCCGATGGTTAAGAATATAGCAAAAGCCAGAGAGATAAACAAGGCACACACAACTTTCATAGATACTATATTAAAACATCAATATAGAGGGAGAATACATGCAGATATTAACCCAATAAGGTCTGATCAAGGCGGAACAGTTACTGGTAGGTTTAGTTATTCTAATCCTAACTTACAACAAATACCTGCAAGAAATAAAGATTTAGGTCCTATGATTAGATCTTTGTTTTTACCAGAGAAGAATCACAAATGGGGATGTTTTGATTATTCACAACAAGAACCAAGACTAGTTGTGCATTATGCAGCAACAACAGAGCCGATCTGTTTTGATAATTCTGTTTCTAATATTGTAGATAAATTTAAAGATAATAGTGTAGACTTCCATCAAACAGTAGCAGACATGGCAAATATATCTAGGACACAAGCGAAAACGATCAATTTGGGTCTTTTCTATGGTATGGGTAAAAACAAATTACAAGCAGAACTTGGTTTAAACACAAAAGCAGAAGCGGAAGATTTGTTTAATCAATATCATCACAACGTACCTTTTGTGAGAGATTTAATGAATTACACATCAAAGACAGCTCAGACGTCTGGCTCTATCGGCACATTGTTAGGGCGTAGATGTAGATTTAATAAATGGGAACCAAATCAATTTGGTATGCACAAACCCATGGAGTATGAAGAAGCTGAAAGAACTTATGGTAGGGGTAGAATTAGAAGAGCTTTTACGTACAAAGCTTTAAATAAATTAATACAAGGATCTGCTGCGGACATGACAAAAAAGGCTATGGTAGATTTATACAATGAAGGTGTAATACCACACATACAAATACACGACGAGTTAGATATCTCAGTTGAGTCTGATAACGCGGCAAATAAAATAATTGAAATTATGGAGAATGCTGTTACGCTAGAAGTTCCCAATAAAGTTGATTATGAATCAGGCAAAACTTGGGGTGATATATATGGATAATTATGGCTTACTTAAACGCAAACATTCCTGTAGAATATGCTCAAATAAGGAGAGAATATTTATATGATCTTAAAAGTCATCATGGCGAAGTTGAAGACTGTATTATTTTCGGCATTAGTTC